CGTTAATGTTTGCGCCGAAAGGATAAGGGCTCGAACCTGTGTTCTGGATGCCCCAAGTCATTTGATTATATTGAGAAGTTTGAGCAAAGGCACCATTTACCAGCAACAATGCAAACAACACGGTAAGAAGGTTCATGGTGCCTTTATACATATCAAGCCTCTTTTTTAACAGGAGACACAGAGTTCACTGATGAAGATTTAGGCTTTGCAGTTTCCGCCAATTCCCTCTGTGCCTTTAATTCTGCAAGTTGCGTTTTTGCGAGTTCCAATTCCACAGCCTTCCGGTCGAGTTCGGCTTGCAACTCATCTTCACGGGTTTTAAACGCCCCGGGCTCACCTTTTGTAATAAAGTCGATTTCCTCTTTCGCGTCTCCGACAACAATCGGAACCTGCTTTTTCTCATCTTTATACCCGACAACTTTCGGATATTCAGTAAATTTATATTCTGGAAATTCCATATTTTCATAAACACCGAGATAAGGTCGAACTTTAGCCATTTACTTGCTCCTTAGAGGGAAAGGAGGGGGCAATATGCCCCCTCTTTAATGCTTAGATGATGTCTGCAACTACAACCGCCCACTCAGGACGGACCCAGACGTAACCATACAGAACGTCCAGACGTGTGATGAACTGGTCCGACTTAATGTCAAAGCCTGTCACCATACGCATAGAAACCCCGTCCATACGTTCTCTTGCAGTTTCCTGCATGTTTTTAGGCAGTTCAAGATCAGCGGTAGCCATCGTGACTGCATCTGGAATGAACGCAAGGTTTTTACGGTAAACCGTTGAAGCCAGCGTCATTGGGGTGATAGCTGCACCGTTTGCAGGGCTGCTATCAACCGTCTGATACTGCACAGGCGAACCACCGGAAGGCGGAACGATTGCAGGGTAGATCGAAAGGCTCGTTGCGCCGGTCGCAGCATTCGCCGTAACAACGAACATCTGCAACTTACCTATAGAAACTTTCGTGATGCGGTTGACAGCGTTCACGCCAGCGATCTGGATGATGTCGCCTTGGTTAAGCGGGCCAGAAAGTGACGTAACAGTCAGCGTTGTGCCGGTCTGGTTTGCGCCGTTCACTGCAGGGCTGGAATAAGCACCCGTCGTGTGCTTGATAACCGTCTGGTCTTCGAACCAGTCGAAGCCAATCGCGTTATAAACTTCACCCTTACGATACTGCTCAGAAATCTCTGTCGCTGGGTTCAACAGGCCAGTTAAGTTCTGGACTGTTCTTGCCATCGTGACAGGATCAAGGATGAACTTGCGGGAGTCGGTAGGAGCCGAACGCAAGCTCAACAGTGCTTTTGCCTGTAAGAATGTGTCCAGCGTAGGACGAAGCAAGTTACCAGCAGCGTCAAAGTTACCGACCAAGTTCGAAACACCTGGCTCTGCACCTGACATCACGTCTGCAGCGACAGCGCCGACGAGGTTGTTTACAGCTGGCGCAAGAATGCGTTTGGAATAGTCGTCCAAAGACATCGTGCGTTCAACGCTGTTAAACGAAACGTCAACGCCTTTTTGTGTGGCGAGGGTCAGCGTGGTGCTGGTTTCCGCCGTATCTTGGATCTGCGCTACAGGGCCGGTTCGGACCGTGTAGTCATTCGGCAGACGGATACGCAATGACTGACCAATTTTCGCACCGGTCACAGCAAACTGATCGTCATACTGCGTGTCGATATGCTGCAGGAAGGAGTTGGTGTTTACCCAGAGACGCACGGCCTCACGGGTAATCATGTTAATTGTTAAAATTGAGTTTGACATTTCTAAGTCCTCTGGGTTACGCGCTCAAGGCGCAGTTGTCTTGTCAAAACACAAAGGGAGTCCTTTGTTCCTTTGACGGAGCCTGCGACCGTCTCTTGACAGGCAACCCAGATCGCTTACCCTGCGACCAGCAAGGGGAGGACGTTGAAGGTGTCCTCGCCTACCTTTTGCGCCGAGCCAAAGCCTGCTCATTGCGAAGCCTTGCCCATTCTTCCATAGAAATGTTCGGGTCGTCAAGTGAAGCCGGTGCAGTTCCAATACCTTGCACCTTCGGAGAAATCGGCGGCGGCGCGGATGTTACTCGTCTCGGTGCGGTGACTACTGATGCCAACTTGGCAACTGCCACAGCCTGTCTGGTGGGTGGAAGGAGTGCAATTCTGGCAGCCTCATCAGGATTTTTAGCCAGATGGTAGAGGACTTCGTGTGGATTTCCGCTTTCAATCGCGGCTTCCGTAAGCGAAGTTGGAATTCCACCAAGGATCTGAGCCATGTTATTAAGCTGCGGAGCCCAATCGCCATATTTCGTCAGCCCTTCATTCCAGATTTTGTCCGTCGTATTTTTCCATTCATTCTGCTTTGCCAGTTCCTGCGCCTGACGATAAATTTCCATCTGGACTTGACGGGGATCAACACCGCCAGCAGACTGCTGGGTATCATATTGTGGTGCGTATTGTGGAGCCTCCATAGCTTGAAGGCGCTCTTCAAGTTCGCGCTTTTGACGGGTCAACTGGCCAATGCGATCCAGCAATCCCTGCGGGGGCTTGTTCTCAGTCTCAAGACTAACAGGTGTCTCTTGCGGTGCTTCTTGCGGGGCCTCAACTGCGGCCTCTACAACTGGTGCCGCTACTGGAGCTTCCGCAGGTGCAGCTCCCGTCTCGCCCTCGGCTTGACGGTTTATGGTGTTGTAAAATGTTTTCATGTTAGGCTCCTTTACCTTTCTTCATTTGCAAGACGCCCTCACGCCCTCGACGTAACGTCGCATCCTTGATTAAAGCATCATGGATTTCATCTTTTAGCACATCTTCTATATTTGTTGTAAGCATTTGTGCAAGTGTAGCCCGCGCAGCGTCAAGATAAAGAGGCCAGCAAGATTTCACATAATCTGCCCGTGTGCGATTTTCCTTGTAGAATTCGTTACTTTTTGAGGCCCAGCTTTCATAGACCTCCTCCGCCATTTTCTGCGCGGTTTCCGCGATCATCTTATGCGCATGGGCTCCCTTACCGGGGAGTTTTACAAGTGGCTCTCTCATCTAATTGGCTCCATTGGCAACAATACATTTACATCCCTCTGGCCATACGGAGTTGTATAGTAGTTCCGTAAGCGAGTTCCCTCTGGTGATTGTTCGTAATAAGCTCCTTGAGAAAACGGCTTTATGCCGGAAAACATGCTACCCCAACCTTGCATTTCCGGCATTGCATTTTCTTGTGAATATTGGTCATAAGGAACAATATGGCTTACGTCAGGAATGCGCCCTTTCTGGAAGCCTGTCAACGGATTACCATCAAAACCAGCCGTGTAATTAGCTCTTTTTGTAAGATAATCTTGTTGTAAGGCGTTTAATTCACTCGGGCTAAATCTATGTTGTGTAATATCACCTTCATCCCCAAGCCATGATCCTGCATACGAACGCATCGCTGCAGGATACATCGCATTCAATATGCTTTCTTCTGGAGCTTGAGTTTGATAAATGCGGTTCCATTCCGCCGCATTTATCGGAGCATAGTCATACTCCAAATCTCCATTTGGATTAAATTCGACACTACCCGCCATAGCCGTATTTCTCGTAATATTGCTGGGTTTTACGACCGCGTTCCGCTTCGTCCTGACCCGTCAACCTGTCAAGCATTTGCGTGACGTAGTAATTCAAGTTCCCTTCAAATTCTTCTGGAGAAACCTCTGAAGGTCTTTTGGCTGGAGTAGGCGTAGCTTTGCCTTTTGAACCTTGCGCCTTTGTTGCCTTTGTTGCCTTTGGCGCTGGCGCTTTCGTGCCTTTCGGAGCTTCCATTGATGCTTGCGCCATACGTTCACCTCGTAACGGATGACCGTAAACATCAATCGGAGGAAGTTCTTGTCTCCCCCTTCCAGCTGGAGGAAGATTGGCTTCCGCCTGACGGCCTTCTGGCTCGTAATATGCGGCCATAAATGGAAGCCCAAGACCAGCTGCTCCCAAAGCGCCTGCCGCAATTTTACCATAAGGTATTCCGCCGCGAGCAACAGGTGCACGGTATTCTGCGGTCATTTCAGGTGGCAACTCACGAGCCATCGGTGAATAGCCAAGGCGGTCACTTCCTGCAGGACCTCTCAACACATTCCCGGTCACATCACGAAACTCACCATACGCTCCATAAGGTGCTTGATATTCGCCTCGAGGAAAACGATCAGCCTCAGATCCAACATAGCGGTAAGAAGGAACTTGCCCACCTTGGCGAGCGGGAAGCCCTCCGGGCGGAATGCCACCACCTTCCACCATTGTTTGTGGACGATAAGGCGCAACTGCTTGCCCCATTTCCTCTGGGGTATAAGGAGGAAAATCACCTTCTTGAAATGTGCCAGTGCGTCTGCCCGGAACGTAAGGACCATATTCGCCCTTGCCTTGGTTCCGGTAATAAGCAGCCATCGCATTTTCATCAAAGCGTGAACGAGGACGATCAATAAATGGACCCGGACCGGCAGGGCCTTCATAGTCATAAGCGGCAGGTGCGGGGCTTGGCATTCCACGACGTTGGGCCATCACAGCATTTGCCTCAAAAGCATTTCTGCTCGTAGGCAATGGCCCTTGTTCAATCGCTAAAAAGTCTTCTGGTCTAAAGGCTTGTGGTCTGCCCGGAGCCCTTGAACCCGCCGCGCCGCGCCGAAAGGCCTCCATCATATTCGCATCAAACGAGCCCTTCGGGGCCGCTGCTATCGGCTCATAGTTTAATGCAGGAGTGCCAGCGCCACCGAGAGCGCGAGGACCACCAGCTGCTCCGGCTTCACGTCCTGCAATTTGTGTAAATGCTGAACGACCGGGACGCGCTGCATAGAGCGACGCCACATCTGTCGGAAACGCTTCGGAGCCATAAAGTCGCCCTCTCGCAAATTCTTCGGGATATTGCTCACGCAACATTTGTTCGTAACCGAGAGAACCTAATTCCTCCCGTGTGGCCTGCCCGAAAGGCGCGCCGCCCATCGAGTTTTCTTGCATCTCTCTACCAATACCACGGATCAAAGCTGCAAGCCACGACTGTCCGGGCACCACATTGCGTTCGCCAGCGGCTACCGCTTCTTCCTGTTGACTGCGCTTTGGTGCCATCTCTTAACCCCTTCTTGTAATCCGTGCTATCGTCCCCGGCATTTCCGGGTGCGGGCCGTAAACGTGGCCATCTGGACCCCTAAAGGCACCTTCTGGCATCTCATGATCTTCAAGGGGGAGGGACATTTGCTCCTGCTCTGCGGCATATTCCGCCCCCGGAGTTGAGTCCTGCTGTTTATGCCCTTCGTAAGTATCGCTGATCGGAACGTCTTCGCTTTCCCGAACAACGTCGTCTTGAAGTTTGGCTAATTGTAACGCAGAAAGTCCTTGTTTGCCAACTACGTCGATGCGCTTTGTGATTGCGTCGTAAACATCGACCTCGCGCTTTTCGAGCCTTGCTTGCGTCTTGCCCTTTTCCTTCGCCAATTCGTCCATCGTGGCTTCCAAGGCTTGCTGCAGTTGCTGGACTTGCATCGTCAACATTTGTTCATTCTGCGTCGGGCCCTGACCAAGCGCCTGCGGCGGAACCATACGCTTTAATCTTTCAGCCGCTTCCTCCGCCATCGGGAAGTCACCAGCTCTAAACATGATGTCTCCGATGATATTCGTGAGCGCCGGAGACTGCGTGAGGATCAAAGTGAGGGCATTAAACGCCTCCTCGCGGCGTGTGGCATATCCCGGTCCGACATCTGCTTGAACCTCATACTTCCCAATCGCAGGGTTCAAAAGGCGTGAGATAACTTCGTTATTTTCATTCAACTCCAACATGTGAGCTTGTTTAAGTTGCGGATCGAGTTTCACCTCTAAACTTTCACCGTTTTCTGCCAAAATCATCACAATTCTATTCGTGTCATACAATTTCGGCACCAAATCCAGCACGATCTTTCCAACCTGCCTAATCGCAATCGCAAGGTTATCAATGAAATGGTAAGTAGCGCGATCACCTTGACGCTGACGTTCAGCAATCGCCTTTCCAGTTCGTTCATTCCCTTGCTGCCCCATCTGATTTTCGTATTGCCCGGAAACCATCTGCATTTCCATTGCAGCGACTTCCATTCCCTTCAAGGCAACAGGCGACGGGACAGGAGGCTCAACTCTTGCGGGAGGGGGCAAAGGTTTGCCATCATCACCAATAGATTTATACGGCAGATAGGCGTGGTTCTGACGGTTTGCGGTCGCCCAGTATTCTTCAAATCCTTCGACCGTTTCGACCCCAACAATCCAAGGGGTCTTTGACTGCAGCGCTCCATATTCAACCGCACTCGAGGCCCAGTAGTTATACATCCTCTGCGGATCTTTCATCGCCCGCGTATGACCCTTACGATCCATTCTTCCTTCAATAATAATCTCCTCACCGATCACCGGAATGATCGGAATAGTCGTGCCAATCCAGTCTTTTTCCTCCGACTCAACAATATGAGTTCCGATGATGAAGTGATAATGGATGACTCGCTTTTGAACGCTGCGCTTGCGCGTCATCGGATCATCAAACACATAACTTTTCGGATCAACTTTGCGGAGGTCTGATGCCATCAACGTCGTCGGCTGCCCATCCGGCCCGTCAAACATCAGCAATTCGTCATCAACATCCTCGGCTTCAAAGTATTCCGCGACCCTCACATGGTCGTCATCTCGCCATCCGCGATCACCGACCAGCCCTTCCGTCCCCATATACTTCACATACTGCGGATATTTCTTCTCAAAAACATCCTTCGGCATGTCTTCAAAAATGAAAGCAAATCTCATGTCCTCTTTCGCCGGAGCCCTTGCATCCGGGTCGATATAAACCGTCATCGGATCTGGAATTGATGTGATAAAAATATCTTGGTCAAAACTATCCTCTGACACATAGTCAGTAATCACCCGCAAAAATCCGAGTCCTGCCTGCACTTGAAAAGAAGTCGCAACGTCGTAATGCGCCTGTGCATTACTTTGATATTCAATATGCCTTGCAATGCCGTCCCAAATCCTTGCCGCCTCCGCCGTCGCACCATTTCCCGCAGCGCGATACTTAATTCCCGGCTTATTCATCTTCGCATCATTGATGATGTTGAGATTATGCTGGCGGGTCTTATTAATAGTCAGGGCAGGACGTTCGTCTCTTTGCCTGTCATTCCACATACGTGTGGGCCACTGGTATTAGCGCCTTCTTTTACGACTAAGACATGCAATAATGCATAGCAGCAATGCAATAATAAGCTTGACCATAAATAACCTTAAGCATATAGTCATCACATCAACAACAGGGCAGCAGCCCACACAAACGGAGCAAGACAATG